GTACGTTTCTTGGCTGGCTTGCCATTAGTCATTGTAGTAAATTTCGGTGCTATGTCGTTTACCCTCCAGGGGTGTGGACCAGGTAGGCTGCACTTTGCTGAGATGCAACTCCAACGCAACCTGCCTATCCGGCGTGACATCAAATGCCCTGAAGAAACTGACCCGCGCCGCGTCTGTAACTTCACTGCTCCCCCGCTTCATGCGAGAAGCGAGGTAGGCTAACTTGCCCTTGACCTCACGGCGAACGTATGCCCCGTCCGCCCCACGCCCCACCATCATATAGAAGGCATCAACCACGGGAATACCGTAGGACAGTGACAAGCCGCAGTCAGCCAAGGCTTTCCGCCGCCATGTCCAGTCCTTCTCGGAATAGACTGGTTTCGGTGAGAAGAGGTCCTTGGCCATGGCTGGCCAAAAATTGCGTATCATTCGCCAATCAACGCCGTCATAAATCGGCCGCATCTGGCAAAAATCACACAACTCCAGTACATCCACTGGATCCTCGAGCTTCATCTTGTACCCCAAGCCATCAAAGAAATCAGCTAGCCCGTCTAACTTCCGGAGGTCGGTCCGGCGCATCCAGACACCCCAGTCGTCGCCATTGTTGACAAGCCTGTAATCTCTCTTAGGCATCATACCTACTGTCCTAAAATATGACCACAAAAATGCACATACCATGAGACAATTGCCGATACCGGTGTTCATGTCACCAGAACACCGGCCGCCATCCTGTTTGTAGAATAGCTGGCCCTCCGGGGTTTCGCAAAACCCAACTGTCTTCAACTGCCACGTCAAAAGCTGTCGTAGCTCTGCATTGTTTGCAAACATACCAAGGTAGAAGCCGTGCTCATACTGCAGACTCTCCCGTCTACAGTGCTGGTCCCACCTGCTGGCATCGCCGCCAACATACACCCAGTCCTCGAAATCCTCACTATACTCCCTAAACACACTACCTATCTCCAAGGTGTTCATGCCCTTCATGACAACAGGGCCTTTGAACATGTATGCCAGGGATCTAACTATGGCCTTCTCGGCCGCCTTGATGTACCTCCCTACTGCTACATTATATACAGGGTTGCGCGGCTGAATAATTCTGGGCGCTGGGTCGTCTTTCTCCGTAAAGTCAACCTTTTCTCTCTTAATGAAAGCCTGTACGTAAGAATGAC